CTATGCAACTTTCTTTATTTTACCGACACGTTTGCGGCTAATGAAAGCATGTTGCATTGGTTGATATAACATCCATACCGCCGCAGCCAATATTTCATCCACTTCACGACGACACGTTGTCAGTGACGGTTTTTTCATCCGATCCCCACCTCGTGTTGACATCTTGCGGGGTTTTGCAGTCGCGAAGTAGTACGATGCAATTGATCGTTTGGAAGCACCATGAGAGTAATAACTAATCAGCATCCCCAAGGCTTTTGTATCAATGTGCATAACGGAATCTACGACCTGAGAAATCAACATTCCGTCATCGTCATTGCACATCGGCCTTGATGGGCTTCCCTGCGGTTCTACTGTCGCCATGTACTGCGCTATAACGCTGCTCATGCGCTTCTCTAATCTTCCTGAGTAAACCCATGCGCCCCACAGTTCAAGCCAGCCATTAATCCAGTCATGCTGCTCTTTGGTTAGTTTTAACTGAGTTACATTCACGCTGCCTCCTGAGTTTCTTTAAGCCGCTTCAATTCCAGCCGGTAGTAATCACGAATGCCCTTTAACTCTTCAATGCTGTAACTGCTGCGTTCGTGGTTGTTTTCGATAGCCTCCACTGTCTCAATTCCAATGCGCTTAATCAGCTCGACGCGGTACGGAACGATATTCCCGCTCTTGTGCTGATTGCATACTGAACATTGTTTATGGATTTGCCGGGGGTCGAATCTGAATTGAGGTGCTGCTGCGGTTGTTCTGTAGTGTCCAGCATCCCACTGTGCCGCTGAATGGGTACCACATGATACGCAGGGTAGGATTGAATCACGTGCTCTTACAAAGGCGTTGACGGCTTGCTGTGCCTGCTTAATCCAATACGTTTTGGGCTGGGCATTAATTCTTCTGACTTTTAGCTGCTTCCGATCCTCCTTTTCTTTCTCCCGCCTTCGCTGCTCTGCTTTCTTCAGTGCATCTTGGTGGGCATTTTGCGCTAGCTGCTTTATGTATTCCTCTTTGTGTTCCTCGTTGCACCACCACTCATAAATCCTTTCCGGCTTGAATCTCGTTTTGCATACTTTGCAGTTACGATGGCTCGGTAGCTTGTTTATCATCGGCTTCCTCCTTCGCTGCTTTATCAATGCATTTCTGATGAGCGTAGGTTTCACCCTTGTTAAGCATCAGGAAGCAGAAGGTACATATTGATTGGGGGAGTTCAGGCATGAATAACCTCCGGCTTTGGCAGTCCGTCATAAACTTCAGATAGGTGACCTCTGATTTGCATTCTTCGCAGTGCGCTATACATGAAATCGCATTCAGCCTGTTTGTTGGCTTTGAACGGCTTCGATGCTGTAGAGCACCATAGAGCGTTACCGGGCCAGCCATGCACCTTGTAAACTCGTCCGTTCTTTACGTGCAATAACCCCCACCCTTGTGGTAGGTCAGCGGCGTTAATAATTCCCGGCTCACAGATAAAGAACCGCCAGTCGCCCATACCTAGCTCTGGATCAATACGAAAACGCTTTTTCTTGTCTGCCAAAAAATCAGAGCGGGAGCATTTCGCCTCAATCAAGCATGACGCCAGATTTCTAAACCCTATTGCATCGGGCTGCTCTCCAGTCGATACAGCGGCAACGAAGCGGTCATGAAATGCCACTTTGAAGCCGTTATTCCTGAGAAACTTTTCAGCTATCAGGCATAGCTCATCGTGAGTTAATGACTGTTCACTCATCGCGCTCTCCTTACTCTGTCGAATTTGGCGCGCAGCAAAACGCATATGTGGTCATATGTGGGTATTTCGCTGGCGGGGATTGGTTTGGTTGGCTTGGTTCGAGAGGTCTTGCGGAATATCAGGTTATCTATGGCTATCTGGGTCGGGCTTCGTCGTGTCATCGGCGCTGCCTCCAGGGCTTTTTCCCCTTCTGTCGCCATGGTTCGGTTGGCGCTGACTTGTGGGCTGCTATCACATCTTGCTGTTTTATTTCAGCAGCGAACATTCCACAATCCTGAAGCGCTTTAACAAATGCCCGTCCAACCTTAATTAGTTCGGATTCAAAGTGTTCAATCTCTTTCATTTTCGCCACCATTTCCATAAACGGAAGATAGACACCCCGATAACTAAAATGGGCCACAGGATTGCCAATGGCAGCGCCCATGCTGAGCTTATATTTTCCTCTTCATCCAGCTTGCCGGCGAAATAACCCATTGAGTAAATTCCAATGATGCTATAAAAAGCTATTGCATCCATCATGTGCGCCCTCCTGATTTACACAGGAAAATCCAATAGGGCCATGTGATACCAATGCAAAATGCCCTTGCGTATCCCGAGACTGTTTCCTTACTGCCTTGAATGTCATGAGCCCATTCAGATACAACGCCAGCCATCCAGAAATAAGCTGCGACTAATATCAGAGTAATCATGCTGCCCTCCCAAAATAATCATTGGTGTAGCGAACCTCTCGCAGCTTCACACCACTTCCGACCGCCCACGCTGTGCTGTACTCAATCAGGCTAGTCATGCGCTTAATGCCCATCTTGGCGGTTGATTCTCTAATGTTGCAGAATTCACCTTCAAGACCAGATACCACTTCCGCGCCCATGCCGGTTGCCATTGCGTGGCCCGACACGAATAACGTTTTCCACTGAACCAGATTGCGCTCTTTCTCCATCCACAAAGCCTGTTTAGCAACGTCACCACACAATGCGTGGAACATGCTGTTTTGCAGTAGGGAGCGGTCAAAGTCGGTGATGCGGATTGTTATGGGGTGGTGGTCATCGAGGGGGAGTTGGTTTATTGCTGCTATCAGGTTTCGTCTTACTTGCTCGTTTCGTAGAAAGAATATTTGTTTATCCATAGTCACTCCCATAAACAAGCGAACAGCACCACAACAATAACTAATGCCATTATCGTTAGCGGTATATTCCCCATATTGTCAGCCATGAACTCCATCGAGCACCCCCTTCAGTTGCCTCTCAACGGTTTGTATTGTCGTTTGTAGCGCATACAAAGCATCTGGTGACCTGTCATCTTGAAGGGGTGTAATCATCAGGAGTTGGGGCATCATGTTTACTGTGTTGATGTATGCGTCGCAGAGTTGGCGGTATTGCTTCTTAGATAGGGTTATTTGTTTATCCATGGTCTTCACCGTTGAAAACTGTCCACTGACCTACGCCGTGCCATACGAAGTGTCGATTGCGGATTGAGTCATATGTCTGCCCAACGATTAGATGCCCTGTGTATTCAATCCACCATTGCCTAAGCGTCCGAGAAAACTTACGCTCATGTCCATATTTAATCTGAACGGCAGTGAAGCAACGAACCAGGCTGGTAGCAATGAAAGCAGGCCAGATAAACCATCGCCAAAAAGTAATGACAAACGTGAGTGCTACCAGAGCATTTAAAACGATTCCTGAATATAAAAAATAGGCTTCACTGGTCATAGCGGCTTCTCCGGCGCGGCGGCTATCATGGCGCGATAGATAGAATAAGGCAGGTAACTTTCCCCCTCATGCGCTTCTCTAGCTGCCTGAGCCATTTCAGCAGTAAGCTCAATCGGCACCAATTTCCAACCTTCCGGTATCTCCTGAGATTTAAACTGTGGGGTGGTGTAGACGATGCGGCGTCTGGTGTGGTCGTATTGGTTATAAAATCCCTTATCGCAGTCATCCCAAACCCACTCAATGCCGTCGAACTGGTCGTTACATATCCCTGACTGATACTGATAAATCGGTTCAGCCCTCTTTGCAGCTAACGCGATTCGGGCTAGCGCCTTTAGCTCTCTAGATGGAAGCTTTACGAATGACCATGTTTCAGCATCACCAATCAAACCTTCCAGTCTCTCTACTGTGAATTGCTCTAGTTCTTTCATGGCTTATCACCCTCTCTGCTGGCTTCTAGTTGCTCAATAAACCACGCGCTTTCCTTGCGATTTTTTTCCTTAAGTTCAGATATTTCCTGCCTAAGCTCATGTTGCGATTCAGATTTTGCGCTGATTAATTGCTTGCTATCCCATAAATCTATTTCAAGTCGCTTTACTTTATCTCGCAGCAGCCCCGCGATTTCATGCTGATACCGACCAAACTCCAGATCACCTATCAGCAACAGCACATTCTCAGGTGATGCCTCGTCTTGCCATTTGTCTGATGTGTCGCTTGACTCACGAAGCATGATTTCTTCGTGTGCTGCGGCTTTAAGGTCGGTGATTAGTGCTTCGATTGATTTGCTCATTCACTCTCTCCCTTGATTCGAATACCGGCAGTGCGGAGGACTTCCGTAAACCAGTCTATTGTGTCGTTTATTCCCAGCGCGTATTCAGGGTCAAACGAGCAAGGCCAGCAAACGTATCGCCCTTTATTTTTTCCGGAACGCTCTAGCTTGGCCCGCTCTGGCAACTCCACCTCAATGCTTTCACTCGCGGCTTTCCAGATCCTAAAGCCCCACCCCATTGCGCAACTGTTTCTCAATTCAGCTTGTTCTGGAGCGTTCCACCAAGCTTCAAAGTCAGACTGCGATTTAGTTATGTCCATCATGCAGCCCTCGACCGGTAGCTATCCCACGTAAACGCCAGCGTACAACCGCCACCATCATTCATCCGATCAATCACTCGCTCACCGATAAAGGCGCTGAGTTCGTCTTTCGGAAGGTTGCTTATCAGGATGGTTGGCCGCATTTTTTCGTAGCGGGTATTGATGATTTCAAACAGGATTAACTTTTCAGACTCAGACCCAAACTGAACACCAACTTCATCGATGATCAGCAGATCAGGACTGGTGTACGCCTCGATAACTTCCTGCTCAGTAACTTCAGCGTTCTTGCCCCATGATGACTTAAATTTTCGGGCTACCCGCAGAGCTGTAGTGAACAGTGCTGAGCTTTGGTGTTCGGTGATGACGTGCTTTGCAATTGCCAAAGCAAGGTGATTCTTACCAGTGCCCGGCTTACCGGTCATAACCATTCCTCCGCCCTGCTTCAGGCGCTCTCTCCACTTGGACGCATAGGCTTTGCAAACATGCAGACAGCGAGCCGCCTCGTCGTTCTGGGGGTGATAGTTTTCCAGCGTGGCACTGGCGAACCGGTCTGGCAGTTGTAGGTCTGCCATCAGTCGCTTGATGTTTGCCTGTTTAACTCGGACATCCTCACCAGCCTGTTTTTCTTTCAGTGACTGAAGCTTTTCCATCAAGCAGGACGGGCAGGATGTTTTTGTCTGCAAGCTGCCTAAAGCTTTCATGGAACGAACAAGCTGCTGAAATTCCCCATGGGTATCACAAACGGCTTGGCGATATTCGAATACCGTTCCCTCGATAACCGCCGCTGGTTTCTTGATGTTTTCCAGAGAGGTTTCAAGCTTGGCAATCTCTTCTACGTAACTAAGCATAATCATTCCTCCATCCAGCCCGGCGCGTCAGTCACACCGTAGTTCTTGGCTGAAAAGTTATCGGCGGTAGCACGGGCCGGAGCTGTTGGATTCTTGCCTTGGGTGCCACGGTTTGATTTCCCGCTGAACTTCGCGGCATTCCGGATCCACGTCCTAAGGGCGGCATCCCAACTCTTGAATGTTGAACCTTTTGCCTCGTGATAATCACAAAAAGCCCCAAATTCGCTTTGCAGGTTAACGCCCATCTCATATGCCATTTCTGTGTGGGCTTCTGATGGGGAAAATCCTGCTGGTCGCTGAGTGGATTTCGATGTCTTTTCGGAAGGGGATTTCTTTGGCTCGGGTAATATCTTTTTAATGTCTTTATTGTCTTTTGTATTATTGTCTTTTGTGTTTAACAGATTCTGTAAAGTCGGATTTACTGATTCAGTAAAGGTTTTATTTACAGATTCTGTAAACTTTACAGTTTCAGTAAATGGTTTACAGATACCGTTAAACTTCGTCTTCCAAGATGATATTTCCTTGTTGATTCCCACCTGTCTGCCGGTCATCGTCAGGATGTTCATTTTGACGAGCTTATTGCGTTCCGTGCTGCACCGCGTTTCAGGTAGTCCAGTTAGTTCTGATAACTGGGAATTCCCCACCCAGTCAGCCGATTTGTTATATCCGTATGTTTTGCGAATGACCGCCAGAGTGATCAGGAGTTGATTCTGAGTTAACCCAGAGCCTATGACCGCCTCAAGTAGTTCGTTAGCGATACGGGTATAACCGTTTTCGGTATCCACCACACGTCGCTCCTGCCCTCCTGATTCAGAGGGAAATTGAAGTATCTCCGCTGTATTCATTTGGCCTCCATGCGCTCAAACTCAATTACCCATACCCATGGGTTAGCTTCCCAGCTTTCTTCGCCGTAGATGGATTTCCACAATTCTTCCCACACCTGGAAGCCGTAAGTTGCAGGGCGGAAGTCATACAGGCCGCAACCAATTTCTTTGCAGATATCCCCTAAGGTAATGGACTGCAAACGCTCCACACGAACTCGGACAAACAATCCAACAATTGGCACACCGTACTTATCTCTGGCATTTATTGAATGCTCGCCTTTCGTGTAATGGCAGTGCAGGTCTAAGTATTTCTCTTTAACGATGACTTTTATTTCCACGCCTTCAGGGGTCGTTCCGATTACTTGATCATCATCATTAAGTTCGTCAATGGATCGAGGATTTGGGCCGTGAATGCGCCAGAACCCCGGTTCCACTAATTCAAAAACTGAAAATCCTTCCACTGGTCTGCGGGTTTGTGTCTTGCGACCATCGAGAACCGCTTTTAACATCTCGTCATTGAATTTAAGTGGTTTAAGCATTATTCTTACCTCTAGAAAGACATAGTTATTTGCTGTTCAGAGTCCCCACCTAGCCGTGGGGCTTTTTGCTTTTGCGGGTTAATCAACAACCGCATCATTCGAAGTGTCGTTGCTATCTCCCTTGCTTCATTCCCTGCTATTGCCAGAATGTTTTCAGGCTTCTCAATCTCAGCAAACTCCAGCAACCGGCAGAACTTGCTCAACATGCTGTCCTTGCCTGATATCCAGCGGCTTATCTGGCACCGGTCAACACCTACGTGCCTAGCGGCTTCCAGTTGGCCCTTGCTGCTGATGCCATTCATAACCTGTACTTCCAATTCAATTGCGTTAGTGCGTTTCTGTGCACGTTCCATTGCGTACTCTTCCCTTGTTAGATGTTGTTACGTGACAAAGCTGTGAGCTTGTCACTTTGGTAGTGTTATTTTTTGCGCACCATTGACAGTCAACCTTGACCACGCCGGGCACCCGACCGTATACCGGGTCGTTCGGTTACTAAGTTGTTGTTAAGCTGCTTGTTCCGGATGAGGGAATAAGTCAGTCAAATCAGGGCGGATTCGGTATGCAGGGATTAGTCCTTTGGTCGCCTTCTCAATACGTTTTGCATTTTCGGCGGAAACCTTTTTCTTCCCATGCAACCAAGACCATACGGAGGGCTGTTTAACCTCACAGGCTTCAGCAAGTTTCTGCTGGCTCCCCACGATGTTAATAGCCGACTTAATAGCTTCGTTGACCATAAATAACTCCTGCTTTTGTAGATACAGGAATAATAGCCAAAGCTATTCATATTGTAAATAGCTTTAGATATTTGATTGGGTATAGCTGCGGCTATAAACTATGCGAATGGAAAAAATGACTTTTGCAGATCGGCTAAATCTAGCCATGAAAGAAGGTGGGTTTACTCAGGGTTCACTTGCTGAGGCCGTAGGTATGGCACAACCTAGCGTATGGAAACTAACTTCAGGAAAAGCCAGCTCTTCAAGGAAATCCGTTCAGATAGCCAGGGTATTAGGCGTTCGCCCTGAGTGGCTTAGTGAAGGAATAGAGCCAATGCGAGAAGACGGAGCAAAACCACACCACCCAGGATCAACGATACCGCCTGAAAGCGAATGGGCTGGTGTTGAGGTATGGGACAGTTCCACCCCGCTTGGAGAGGATGACGTAGAAATTCCTTACTATAAAAGCATAGAGTTAGCTGCTGGGAGTGGCTGCTCAAACAATGAAGATCACAATGGTTTTAAGTTGCGATTTTCAAAGACCACGTTGCGCAGAGCTGGTGCAGATCCAAAGAGCGTCATGGCCTTCCCAGTTCATGGGAATAGCATGGAGCCAGTTCTTCCCAATGGAACAACTGTAACGGTTGATAACGCCAATAAGCGCATCGTTGACGGTGGGATTTACGCGATAGACCAGGATGAATTTTTTAGGGTTAAGCTGCTTTACCGGTTGCCGGGCAAAAAGTTAAGCATTCGCAGCTACAACAAAGAAGAGTTCCCTGACGAAGAAGCGGATATGGATGACGTGAAGATCATTGGTCGAGTCATTCATTATTCGGTGATGCTGGTCTAACCCACTGCTAGCCCTACCAATTCCGGGCACGCCAGCACATAAACAAGACGACCGTTAGGTTAGTAATCGAAGCAACTAATGCGACAGTGGAAAGAATATCAGAACCAGAGAAAGACATAGGGATATCTCCATGACATACAGTGATGTCGTTGCAACTATTGCAATGATTGTATCAGTAGTTGCATTACCTGCAACGTACTATTTTGGCTATAAAGCTGCCGCGAGGAACGATAAGCGCAAGGAATGGAATGCAGTTGCGGAGCCAATCATTGAATATCTTGAAGGCCACCTGTCCTCTCTGAATCGTAAGAGGTGCCCTCCTGATAATAATCTCAATAAATTGCCTCGGAAGAGTTGGGACTCAGTATTAAGGCGAAGCACAAAGACTAAGGCCGCGAACCTTGATCGCTCGCTTGCAGACTACGTAAGTATTTTGGCTGAAATAGATAAGTCCCCGGCCCCTGCACTGTACTTTGGGCAATCAACAGATGAAATCGAAGAATGGGTGGATAAGTACCCTGAAGCGATTGTGAATGTTGAAAAATTGATAGTTTTGTTATCACTAAGATAACCTAGCCCACTGCTAGCCCATAGAGGGGTGTTGAAAACACTAGGAAGTTATAAATTTATAACAATCTAAATTGTCAATTAGATTGCTAGATGCTAAGTTTTTAGTACAATCTTCCCACTAAAATTTTACGACTGAAATTTGCCGGTTCATGTGTTTTAGCGTTTACACCGTTAATTGAACTGCCATTGGAGGTTTTATGAGATTCATGAAAACAAACACTAATCGTTTTAGTCGGGTTCTAGAGCCGGTTAAAATCCGCTTTGTATCCCCTGATTTCGTTGTTAACTTGAATCAAGATCAGATGGACAACATTGAAAGAATTGAGTTCTCTCCACCTAAAATTGGCGATAGTGACTTTGGGAAATTTAAAGTTACTTACATCACCCCACAACTATGTGAAGTGAGTAGATGAGTGAAGATGGTAAATTAGTCCCTGCATCACCTGAGAAGGCAGGGCAGCGAGAGCATAAGCCAAACCCTATGGCGGCGATCGAAAAATTTGTTGAAGTCCAAACGCGTGAAATTGAGCTTAAATCAAAAGAAATAGACTTTAAAACTCAAGAACTAGCAATTAGACAGCAAGAGATTGATAGCAATAAAGAAATTGCCTTAAAATCTATCGATGCACAAAAAGAAGATAGAGCAACTCAAGCTAGTTTTTTTAGTGGTTTAGAAACCAAAAAAGTCTATTTCAAATACCTTGTAACCATTGCTGTATCAGTTGTCGTAATTGTATCCATGTATACAGGAAACGCCCAATATGCAATTGAGCTGGCAAAAATCGCTGGCGGGGTCATGGCTGGTTACCTTGCGGGTGTTTATAAAGGCAAATCAGATCAGTTACAACGTGCAGGGCAGCAAAAACACGATTCATCTGACGATTAATTCCCTTACCCGGCCCCGCTGCCGGGTTTTTTGTGCCTGTAATCAGCCCTCTGGCTGTAATCTCAGAATATCAATAGCTAGCTCGACGGCTAAAGTTACCTGTTCCTCCTGATACAGTACCTCTATCATCTCTGCTATCGAATCCTTCGACACCTCCCCACTCTCTATTAGTAGCTGCATCACCGCGGTACCGATAACCTGCGCCACTTCTGGGCGTTGCTGCTCGAAAAACTCTTGTTCGCTATCCATATCTCACCCATCAAAGAATAAATTTCACCCAATTTAGCACACTTTTCACGCCTGATAGCCGGTGCGAAGGGTCACGTCTGCATATTTTTAAAAATAAATTACTTTATCAATCAATAACTAAATAGCCTTATCTATATAATTATACCTTTGGCTATTTACATGGAATATATCCAAAGCTATTATCTATTCCATCAACACGGCAGGACGCCAACTAAGCAACACGCACCGAGGTGAGCGATGTAATCACTTCCGGCCCCGAGAGGGATCGACCGCTAAGTGTTCTTTAAAGGAGAAGTGAATTTATACCCTGTCGCTGTCAGTTCGAGGCGGCAGTAATAAGTTCTCTAAACGAGAGGTGAGTATGAAGAATGAAATTCGCTGTCCGGTGTGTGGGTTGAACTTCAATCCAAGGATACCGCTTATGCACATCGAGAAGCACCACAAGGGCGCGAAAGATTGCGACCTAGCAAAGATAAGGGATGCGCGTCGTAAATGCTTCACGGAGCCTACAGCAAAGAAGTCTGGCGGTAAGACCTGCTTGCCTGAAGTAGCAAAGTTTGCAGCAGGCTTCCGTAAGTCAGAATCATTAACAGCGAGGTAGCAATGCTTAAATTCCTTAAGGTCGTATCACTTCACCCGCTAGCGCCTCGATGGTTCAATGTCTTGGTACTGCGTTTTATTCTTCTTTATGTAGCTGTAAAGATTAAGAAAGTCATGCGTAACGTTCACAAAGAAGCCCACCACATAGTTAAGGGGTAAGAGAATGGAACTTAATAAATTACTTCAAGAAGTTCAGTCCATAAATCACCGACTAGACCGAGTTAATCATGTCATTAGCCAGCGAGAAAAATACGGACTTGAATTAGTTATAGCCATAGGAAACAACATTTCAATTAATGCCACGGCAGACATCGACTTTCTTTATGAAGCATTGCTAACTCAGCGTGAAGTTCTAACCGAAAGAAAGGAAAAACTAAGCGAAGCAGTTGAGGTTGCGCAAAAAGTTGTAGCGGGATTATTAGCAGAGTAGAAGTTGGGTCGCATAACGCGGCCTTTTTTATTGGCGGGTAAATGAGGAATGAATGATGGTGGAAATCAAAGAAACGAAGGATGTTTGGCTAACGGTTACCAATAGCGATTTAACAGAGGGGCGTGGGCGACCGGTGATTCTTTATGTGTGTGACAGCCCAGTAACAGCCATTCGACTTGGTAAAAAGAAGTCAGTTCAGGGAAGTGACGCCGACACCATCAAAGCAACAGCGGTAAAAATTGGCACTCGCTGGCTAGTTCCTTGGGAAATCGTACCAGAAAGCGATGCAGATAAAGTGATTAGAAAAAAGAATGAGGCACTCGACCAGATTATCGAGAAGATGCGCGAAAAGGGATTTTCGTCAGATGAAATTGCTGCCTTAACAACTCGCTAACCCCCAGTGACCTTACCCCTGCCACTTAACCGGTGGCAGCAATAAGACCACCATGTATTAAGTGAATATTTAAATTCCTGACAGGAGGTTTCATGCAGCAACTTCTACTCCTGTCTCTACTGCTAGCGTTAAGGCTTTGGCGCGAAGCAGAACCGCGCAGAACAATACATTTATTGTCCTGCAAAGTTATCCAGCCTAAGCACTTAAATGTGCAGAAGGCGCAGAATTCTAGATTCTGTGATTAGAGACATCAAAGCCATTTAATACCAATAAAACCACACGAAGAAAACTTATAGCGCAGAGCATGGCTGCCACGTGAACATGCCGATTGATTTGGGAGTACTTATGTGACCGCTAATGAGTGACCTTACCACTGGCTCTTGTTTAGGGGCCTTTGGCAAGACCACTAGATGAGGTGATGTATGGCATGTAAATGTTTTGACGAAGTAGCTGACCGGATGAGAGACCGGATTAAGGAAAGAGTAGGTGATTCAATCGCCAAAGTAGCTGAGACAGGTTTTGCTCACACGGTGCTTCTTTTCGACCGTGGCGACTACTGCAATGTTATGTTGCCGTTCACTTTCCGCTACTACAAAAAGAAAAAAAATGGCGAACTGGAACAGCGCCAGACAAATGCTGATTGCAGCGTTGCAATTAACTTCTGCCCGTTCTGCGGCACTAAATTCGAAGGAAAAGCGGCTACACAGTAACAGAAACCGAGTAACTCCCCACCCCCACCAATCCCCAGAGTAAATAACTGACAACTGTCGGTGTTTTGCTGTGGGCTAAACACTACTAATTAAACCGGAGTATCCCATGCATACCTTTTGTATAGCAGGGTGGCCTTGCGTGGGCTGCTCTGAGACTTTGCTCGACCGTATATTCCGGAACGTTAAAAACGGTGCGCGTCGTCTTATCGAAATACTTAACCAACGAGGTGAGCCATGAAATTTCAGATAATTGGCGGCCGGTTATTTATCCGCATCGGTGACAGTGAGCACTACTACCCAAACAATGAAACCGGCTATCGACTTATGTCGCTGGCGTTTTGTGAAAGTAAGGGGCTGCTATGACATACGCAGAAATGAATGAAGCACGGAAGCTTTACGGCTCATTGAGTGAGCAAGAACTTGAACAGGCGGGACATGTTGCAACTCGGCAAGAGAAAGAACTCAAGGTCAGCAATCTGATTAAAGTTTTTGAGCAACTACCTGAATTCGACCGTGAAGCTTTCAATATTTTAGTTGATGAGTACGACTTTGAAGGACTCGACGCCGCACTCTACAACGTCCTATTTGAGAATGCCAAATGGCAACAGGCGCTGGAAATACAGCGGCGACTGGCTGAACACGATGAGGCGGCATAATGGCTAGCAATATTGATGTAATTTACGGAACGCTACAGCCACTAGAGCAAGAGTTTCAGGCTGTATGCTCTGAGCCAACGATAGCATTCAAGCGCGAAATGGAATTCGCCATGCAGGTGTTTAGCGGCAATGAATACCTTGCGAAGGTCGCGGCAGGGAATCCGCTATCAACTCGAAGTGCAGTAATGAATGTATCAGCCATTGGAATAACGCTAAACCCCGCCCAAAAGCTCGCTTATTTAGTCCCACGCAAGGGAAAGATTTGTCTCGACATAAGCTACATGGGGTTGATGCATATCGCTCAACAGTCTGGCGCTATCAAGTGGTGCCAGTCAGCAATCGTCAGAAAGAACGATAAGTTTAAACGGGTTGGTATCGACCGAGCGCCAGAGCATGAATTTAACGAGTTTGCTACGGCTGAAGAACGCGGTGAAATGGTCGGTGTTTATTGTGTAGTCAAAACAGATGATGGCGACTACCTGACTAATACCATGCGAATTGCAGATGTCTATGCCATTCGAGACAGATCTGAGGCGTATAAAAGCGGAAAACCTTCACCATGGTCTACCGATGAAGAACAAATGATCCTAAAAACAGTGGTTAAACAGGCCGCTAAATACTGGCCCCGCCGTGAGCGACTGGATCAAGCCATTGATTACGTTAATACCGAAGGTGGCGAGGGCATTAACTTTGCAGCCGAACGCGGGGTTGAGAAGGATGTAAGCCCCGCCACTGACGAAACACTGAAGGCAATCAACGATGCAATGCTACCACGTGATGGAACATGGGATACCTTTTTACCTTACCTCTCTAAGCGTTTTAAACGCCCAATCACTGAAGCAACCCAGCTAACAGAGGCTGAGGCAAAAACTGCACTTTCACTACTAACCACTCAGACAACTAAGGCGGCAGCATGATTGATTATTACGTTATCTTGCAGCGCACAGGGATTGACGCAAGAAATCTGGAGCAAGGTAGTGAGGGGTGGAAAGCGTTACGCCTTGGGGTGATTACGGCATCAAGAGCGCATTGTGTTATCGCTACAGGACGTGGCGGTAAAGGTTGGGGTGAGAAAAAGAAAGGCTACTTAATGGAATTAGTGGCTGAGGTATGTACAGGGCAATCCCCTGAAGTTTTCGGCAAGCCATTGGAGTGGGGAAACAATCACGAAGATGAGGCAAGAAGCCTATTTGAATTCACCACCGGCAAGCAGGTTTCTACCGTGCCAATTATCTTCAAGGATGAAGGTATGCGCACCGCAGCCAGCCCGGATGGGTTGGTTGATGATGGTAATGGGTTAGAAATTAAATGCCCATTCACTACGCCGGTTTATTTAGATTTTCGCGTTAATGGTGAAATAAAACCTGAATACATCGCTCAGTGCCAATTCAGCATGTGGGTGACAGGCCGCCAAGGATGGCACTTTGCAAACTACGACCCACGCATGAAGCGAGAGGCAATTCACCATGTCACACTGGATCGTGATGAGGAGATGATGCGCCAGTTCGATGAGCACATTCCTGAGTTTATAACAGCAATGGATAGCGTTTTAACCGATTTGGGATTTGTGTTCGGGGAGCAATGGAGGCCGCAATGACCCACTCTCACGACAACATCACTGTTGGAAATATAACACTCGTTTATTCAGGCAAGCACCACGGATGGATTACCCCTTACAACGAAGTCATTAAAAACCCATTTATAGCGCAACGGATTGCTGAGCGGATTAACTCAAACCTGAAATTGTCACTTGCTGCCAACGGACTGGCAGCCTAATCCCCCACCCCATTACAGCAATCTGCTGAGGAAACAGTTATGTCTGAAAATACTGATTATGAAACGTTAAAAGCTGAGCGCGATGCGGGACTGGCTCTAATATCGCGATTGGTTTTCGAGAATGCAGCGCTTACCGATAAAGCCGCCAGTGAGTTATCTAACGCTTGGTTACTGCATAAATATTGGGTTGGCATCCAAGTGGCTCTAATGTATATCCGCGCAGGCAAGATTGATGACGCTACTGAGTGGCTCGTTGGAACGGTTTCCGGCCCAGGCATTGAAGCGCCAGACCTTATTTTCACTGCTGAAATTGAAAGTTGGGCCGAGATACAACAGAAAGACATCATATCCCACGCCCAAGCAGTCGAAATAATCAAAGCTGAAATGAGTGCCACAACTCAGGCGCTTAACGAGATAAAGGCGCAGGGTGTTGATGAGTTCGTGACCAAGATTGCACGCGATTTACGGATGGCGGGTGGTGGTGATGGATATCATGAGAATCTTTATCCTGAATTTGCTGAGCACCTTGAATGTAAGGGTGGTGATTTCGCCGCCAGCCTGAGGGGTGAACAGAATGCCTAATCAAATAGAGCAGCGTCATATCGAACTGATGCAACACACTATCGGCGTCAATGAACGAAACCGCGAGCCGTACCGTAATCATTTCCTAGCTGATGCTGGTCACTACGCAAATTCTGACCTTGAAGTGTTAGTAGCGGCAGGTTACATGACCGCACAACCGGCCCCCGCTATGTGGGGTGATGGTACGGTTTATTGCTGCACTCCTGAAGGTAGTGATCTAGCTATATCCAGCCTTCCGAAGCCTAAGAAGCGTAGTCGCTATGAAGATTACCTTAATTCCGACACATGCCAATCGTTCGCTGAGTGGCTGGGAATCGATGTGCCAGAAATTGAATATGGTCATTGGTATCCAAATCAAGGCAAATTCCGCATGGTTTCTCGCCGCGCTGCCGGTGAATGGTGTGATACCCAGAAAGATGCCAAGGCTAGCTATAAGGCCAATCTGAAAGCTGCAAAGGCAGAGAAGATGCACTACTGGAAGGAGGCATGATGGATAAGCATATAGAAGTGAAGTCTACCCCAGCAGCGAACTGGCGACAGGAAGGAAAAACCGATCCACACAACACTCGTTACGAGTGTCAGCGTGTGGATCTCACAATGGGGCAACTTACTGACGACGAGATAGCAAACGCGGTATTCCTTTGTGACCATCGCACTAGCTTTGACAGCATCGTCTACCTGACCGCAGCAAAGGATCGTATCCGTTGGTTGTCCCGCTCAAATGAAGCACTGATAGCCCAACTGGAAGCGGCGCAGAAAGAGACGGGCGTTTATCTGGCAATATCTGAAGATGTCGGCGCTATTGTCACCCTTTTACAGGGTAATGAATGGGCTGAGCATGTAGCAAAAACCAATGTGGGTGGAGCACTTGAGCAGGAGATAACTCAACTGATCAACTCAATTACAGACTTACGCGAACGCGCCGAGGCAGCAGAAGCAGCGTTATCAGCGGCAAACGAGAAGCTGAAAGTTCCTGCTGGATATTGCATCATGCCGGAATCACTGACAGCAGAAAACGGAGCGAAAGGCGCTTTAAGCGGTGAATTTTTCACAGAGACAGATATTACATGTGAGCACTGTAATGACTTGGGCGTTCAAACGGTAAGAACAGCAATTGGATGGTCAACCATCAAAGATATCTACAAGATGGCAGTATCCGCTACTGCTATTCACCAAGCCGGTTTCACGGTCGAGGAGGATGCCCCCATCGTTATCACCCCTGCGCCCGCTGGCGTGATGATGCGCCCTCAGTCTGAGAATCCGCTAGAACGCTGCGCTGCTGGACGTGATGGCGAGTGTCACCATAAGGACTGTCCTCAACTGAGAGACAACGAGCCAATGGCTACAGGACGTCATTGTCCTATCGATAACTGGGATGATGAGTGATGCAGAAATTCAAATGCCGTCGCTGCCGGAAGACTCACGCTAAAGATGATCTGGTAGGGAAGCGAAATAAAAGCGGCTGGACTGACAATTGCTGCCCCAATTGTGGCTGCAAAACATTCACTTTGGTAGAGGGGAATGCAGATGCTAAGTGAACAGCCGGTACGAATTCGTCGCGATTGGAATGCGGCATGAGTGATTACGGTGGCAGCCACACCCCGGATAACTTGAAAGATTTATGGCAGACGCCGAACGATATATTTGCGGCTCTGGATTTGGAGTTCGGATTTTACCTTGATGCTGCTGCCAGTCACCAAAGTGCATTATGCGCTCGCTATCTAACCGAGCGGGATGATGCACTCAATTGTGAATGGATCAGCTACGGCGCTATCTGGTGTAATCCTCCGTACTCAAACATAACTCCGTGGGTACAAAAGGCCGCCGAGCAGTGCAGAGAGCAGAATCAGATCGTCGTCATGCTTATACCCGCTGATACGTCAACCGGTTGGTTTTCTCTGGCGCTCGAGTCTGTTGATGAAGTCCGTCTAATCACGGGTGGCCGATTGTCATTCATCAACGCCGGCACCGGGAAGCCAGGTAAAAACGGAAACAGCAAAGGCAGCCTGTTATTTATCTGTCGCCCATTCATCAAGCCTCGCTGCACGTTCACCATAGTTAAGCGCGATGAGCTAAAAGCGATTGGACAAGAAATATTAACCGGGAGCAAAACAGCATGAATTTAATAATCACATATCTGGACTGGATCTTGCTTATCTGCGGCGGCGGAGTGGTGTTCTGGCTGCTGTGGGTAAAGGAATGGTGATGCGTGGAGACAACCATTGAAAATGCTATCAGGTCAGTAGCAAAAGATGCGCTTGCTGAAATAATAGAAGTTAAAGAAAAATACCCAATTCAAGAGCACGATAAGCACTTCACCGAAATTCTTAATCGCCACGCAAAAAAAATCATCGCCCTACCCATTGAACTACAACCAAAAACTTTCCCGGCGAAGCGCTGGTTGAGTTATTACGTTCGTCAGATTGATAAAGAGATAAGAGGCCAGCTATGAATATTAGCCTGAAAGAATGGAATGCACGACGAGACATACCGCGCTCTATGAAGCAGATATACAGGTGGGTTGAGGCTGGAAAGATATATCCCCCACCTGAAAAAATTGGTAGAGATTATGAAGTTGAATCAACCGCAACATATATAGACCCCGCCTCAACTATCAATACCGCACCAACAAATAACAATCTGATATCAAGGATTAGAAATGGCAGCAAGAAGGCGATCCGCCGCACTGCGTGATTTACCAGCCAATTTGTATGTTCGAAATGGTGGTTATTACAGCTATAAGGACCCAAGGACGGGTAAGGAGTTCGGACTTGGTCGTGACAAGCGCTTAGCAATAAATCAGGCAGTGGAAGCAAACATGCAACTTATGGATGCTGGTTCGGCAGTGAGGCTAGTTGACCGGATTAATAGTGTCGCAGTTGTCACTGTATCAGATTGGGTTAAAACTTATACAGAAGTGCTAAGTAAGCGCGGATTAAAAAGCAAGACGATCACTGGCTACTATAGCCGATTGGATGTGGTCGATGAAGTTTTCGCATCAAGGCCTATGGACAGCATTAGCACCAAAGACATTGCAACACTTCTTAACGATTATACCAATAATGGAAAGGCGGCATCTGCTAAGTTGATGCGATCATTTTTGACTGATTTTTTCAGAGAGGCAGTATCCGAGGGAATTATTCACAATAACCCCGTCGATGCAACAAAAAACCCAAAGATAGAGGTTAAGCGCGCAAGGCTGTCGCTTGACAACTTCCTATCTATTAGGGCAGCAGCGGCTGACATGCCGGGCTGGGTTGTTGATAGTATGGATCTGGCCATAGTGACGGGGCAACGCGTGGGGGATGTTCGTAAAATGAAGTGGTCTGATATTAAGGATGATAAACTTTTCGTTGAGCAGGAAAAGACAGGAATGAGGATCATAATCCCCTTTGATGTTAAGCTAGATACCCTTTCGCTCTCGTTGCGTGATATCATCGCGCGCTGCGAAAATCGCGCAATCAAAGGCGAAACGATAATTTCGTCTGACAAAGGTGAGTCATTTGCAGATAAGACACTGACAAAGCGATTCGCCAAAGCGAGAGATTTAGCAAACATAACATGGGAAGGAATTAACCCACCGCCATTTCATGAGATACGGAGTTTAGCTTCACGACTCTATGAAAAGGAAATGGGTAAAGAGTTTTCTCAAAAAATCCTCGGACATAAATCCGCACAAACGACCGATAAGTATCGCGACGTTCGCGGAAGTGAATGGATCGAGATAGAGGTGTAG